GCCGGTGGCGTGTCCGGGAGTATATATATATATCGATTTTCGCGCGCGCTGAAAATATCTCGCAAGCGCGGACATCGATCGACCCCGTATAGGGGTTAGTCTTGATCCAGTATTACTCAAGACTAACGGGGGGAAGGAGGATTAAGCAACCTCGCTTCGGGACCCCCGTTTCCGTTTATTCCTTGTCCAGGATAGTTGCGTCTCGCAAGTCTCCGCCGAACGAGACATCAACGTGGAGACCTTATTTCATTCGAAAAAAGGTTGGGAGACATAATTCCTTATTTCTCCATCTAGGTCTAACAGACCTCGATATCGCGTGATAACGCGTTTGTAACTATTGCGTGTCGTAGTTACATCCACCATTGACCTGAGTGATCCAGAGGTCCATAAAGGCCCCGGATGACGGAAGGGTACCACCGACTCCAAATGCGACAGAAGTTGTGATCAGGGGGTTGTCAATTGTGTAGAACACCGAGTTAATTAACCGGGCACCGGTGTTGCCGTCGTTGTTCGCACTGTACTCTGCATGGTTTATCCATGAGGTATTGGCATCGAGATTGGATGCGGTGATGGATGGAAGGGTTAAAGTAGCTGTGCTGCTGCCTTTCCATTCCATCGTGAACATCCACGTGCCGTACAGTTGAGCTGGCATGGTGAATCCCAGCGCTGTCAACGAAGTGAGACCAATGGTGTCGAACGGAAGCGTGGCTGCGCCGAGCGGCGTTGTGTTGGTGTAACCAACCCCGAAGACGTGAGCCATGGGAATGGTCAGTCCTCTCGGGATGGTAAGTTGGGGGTTCATGAGGGTTACATCGTATGTTACCCATAGCTCGCCAATAGTGGCGGCGGCTTGCATTGCGCTGGTCGCAATTTGAAAGTTCCCCCAGTCGGAGAACCGAAGGTCTCCGGTCGAAATCGCCCCGGTTCGAATGAACCGCTCTTCCACTGAAGTTAGGTGTTTCGCGCATTCGATTGGATGTAGAAGATCTTTCGAAGGGCGTCCGCTGCTAGCGAATACGCCCGCCTCCATCGACTGCTTGTCCGTGTAGTTGTCATCCAGGCAATTGTAGTCAGTTGCCATGATAACGGTGCCCAGCGCAGTGTTCGTGCTGTTCAGCGCGTATGCCGATTGGGCCTTGTACACGAAGATCATACCGTTGATCTTGTACATCTCGAAATTCTGGGCAATGCCAGCAAGATATGGGAATGATTGCCGCAGACCCGGGTTGATCGCAAATGCTTTGAGATTGAAGTCGGTTGACCCTACAATGTCGCATATGTACTCTTTGTGCCTGATTCGGATGCTCGAATCCGTGCTATGCATGTAAGGCACTGCGTCTGGCTTCATTAAGGTGTTTTTCTTCACCTGGTAAGTTCCAGACCCGATCGCGAGCAGAGCACCTGCCGCGCCTCCAGCCAAAGCTCCAAGCGGTCCGCCTACGGCGCCGCCGAGCGACATTCCGGTTTGTATACCGGAGGCTGTTTTGAAGACGCGTCCTACGCCTCTACCGACTGCACCAACTGCATCGGTGAAGTAGTTTCCGCGTCCTCGAATGACTTGCCGACCTCTGGCCGGCACACGCTTGCGTGGCTTTCGAGCGGGTTGTCGTGCTGCGGGTTTACGTGGCATGGTATAGGGGCCTGCATAAAAAATGCTGCGGATATTAAATAATCCGCGCTTGGCCTTCTACACCCGTTCACTCCATAAGTATAGCGCATGGAGACGATCTCGATAGTTCGTAAACTTGTTTACGGCGTTAGCCCGTTCTCGGGCGGACTTGAATGGGCTATAGCCCTTCGGTTCCTCGAGTCCAAGATTGACGTATCTGCGCTCAAGTTGAGTCCAGTATAGGTCTTCTTCTCGCATACTAGCATAGTGCTCGGTCCATTGGCGGTCTTCGGCCGAGAGCTCCATGTGTGGTATGTAAAGCCCCGCAGAGTAGATGCCAATTTATATTAATAGGCACCACAGCGAGCTGATGCGATAGCGTCAGGAACTGTTGTGACTCCATATACATGACATATAAATTCTACTGGTATAGGGCTTTATACCCTATCGTAGTTTTTGGGTCTCGACCTCAAAACCGTCACGGGGGGTACCCTCCGAAATTTTTCAAAACGGACCTCCGATTTTGATGTCCACCAGATGGCTATTTAGCTGATCTGTGTGGTTCGGATTAATTAATTAATTTTGTGTAGGTCTAGTATACCCGTATGGTATACCTCCTCCGGACCCCGAAGGAGATTTATGCCGCCGGCTAATACTACGCAAGTAGCTCCAGTCGTCAAAAAGACGCGCCAGAGCAAGAAGGTTCATGATGCTAATCATCCCATTCCTGTAAAGGATTGGGCCTTCACCCGTAACAACTATACGGAGGCCCATGTGGCCGAGTTTCATTTGTTCGCGCAGCAGGACAATGTTCAGTATTGTTGTTTCGCTAAGGAGGTCTGTGGAACCACAGGCACTCCACATATTCAGGGGTATGTCTACTTCAGGCAGAAGCGTGAGTTCTCCGCGGTCCTGAAGGACCTCCCCGATGGATCTCATATTGAAGCGCGATACGCGACAATTGAGGCGGCACGAGACTATTGTCTCAAGACCCGCGATAATCCCCTCAAATATGAGAATGGGATACAAAACACCCAGGTATGGGAGTACGGGGTGTGTCCCATGACCCAAAAGACAAAGGGGACCTGTAACCTGGAACGGTACACGGTAGCCCTTGCTTTGGCTAAATCTGGAGATCACGACGAGATTGATGCCGATATTCGCTTTCGGCATTACAACGTGATCAAGCAGATCCACCTTGATTACCTGCCTACGCCAGTTCCTCTGCATACAGAGAACTCGTGGTGGTATCATGGTAAGTCTCACAGCGGTAAGACCCATGCGTCTACTGAGCCTCATCCTGGGTATTATCCCAAGAATGCCCGCCACAAGTGGTGGGGTGGGTACATCAACCAAGAAGTGGTTGTCATACAGGAATGGGGCAAAACTGCCCTATATCGTGATAACGCGGAGGCCCTCAAGGAGTGGGCTGATCGTGTCCCCTTTGACATTGAGTTCAAGGGGGGTCAACGTGCTATTCGACCGCGGAAGCTGGTCGTCACGTCTCAATATAGCCTCAAGGAATGTTTCGGGTATGATCCCGAGGTATTGGAGGCTATGGAAAGTAGATTCAAGGTCATCTATTTCCCTGGAGAGTGGTATCAGGTAACCGCGGAGGACGATTCGCCATGGGCATTCTCCGAAACGCGCCTGGATCCACGCGACCCCCGCAAACGCAAGAACCGGTCTCGTGCGTTACCAATTATCGCCCAAGGCGGTATGTACGTTCAACCCGTCGATACCCGCCCCGATAACGTATGTATGGATGAGCGCCCCTGCAGCCCAATAAACTCACATATAAACGTACCTGAAGGAAGGTGCTCACCGACAGAGTTGGCCCTTCGTAATCAGCAGATGGACGACCTCTTTGGTGTCGATCCAGTGGTCGAGCTCGAGGAGTCCCTCGAAGACATTCTGCGTGCCAACGCCGTACTGTAGAAGACTACCTAGTATCCCATTTTTTGGGCATTCCGTGTACCTAAATGGTGTAGTCATTCGTGTCCTTTTATACCTTTATTTGGTCCCGGATACGGTGCCAATGGTATTTCTTTGGCCGGGCATACCCGGCCTCTTATGGCTCCTAAAAAGTGCCTGTATTGCTCGAATGCCATCAAGATGGCGAAGCAATGGCCGCCGGTGTGACAGGCCTTTTTCGGGCTGTAAGACTGGGAGGGCATGCCCTCTATGCCCTCACGGGCTTATGGAACGAAAATGGGACTCCAGAGGTTGTTGTTCTACCACACCTCCCTAATGTCCCCGTTCATAAAAAAAACTGTCGACGTTATGTCGTCAAGTGTGGTACTCTCTGGGTTCCCAGGTGTACGTCATGTGTTTCTCATCCTTGCGGATCAGGAAACACTGTTCGCCGTCTTTAAACCAATATCGTTTGGTTGTCGGTTCGAACGGCACATCGGGCCCGTAGGCCCATTCGTGCTCTTCCCATTCTGGATTGTCGACGCCTTCGTCGTTTTCGTCGTTTTCGTCGTCGTCGAGGATGTAATCATCGCGTTTCCAGTGGAAGTTGATTCGTTCACGAATCCAGTCCGTGTTGAATTCTTTCTTTCTCGGATGTATCGAGTGTGACATGCCGGTGGCGTGTCCGGGAGTATATATATATATCGATTTTCGCGCGCGCTGAAAATATCTCGCAAGCGCGGACATCGATCGACCCCGTATAGGGGTTAGTCTTGATCCAGTATTACTCAAGACTAAC